TGCTTTTAAGATCATCAACGACGGCTCCTGCCACATTATCCTGACCTGCATTAAACGATACAGTCACATCATTCTTGATAATGTCACCCTCACCGATAGAACGTATCCAAGCGAAAGCCTCATCGCGCTTCTCCTCACTTATACGAGCGTGGACAAACTGACGTAAAGTAACCTTGTTACCATCAACTGTAATACCATCCATACCCATCTCCTGCATAAGAGATGGTATGTCTTCTTCGTTTACTTTCTTTTTACGGAACTTCAGATCTTTGAGATGCTGCTCTGTTGCTGCAATATCTTCATCGATCTTCATAGACTGACGGATAAGAGTAGACAGCGCACTGCCCTTCTCTCCATCTACTTTGTCGAACTTCTGGGCATCGACCTCCTCATCAATCAGCGAGAATATATCGCTCATCTTCCTTCTCCTTCGTTAAAGTTTTACCCCTTCGGGTTGAATGCAGACGTTATCGCCTGCAACCTGCTTGGTCAAGCAGATTCCTTAGTCAGCTTATCAGCCTCCTGTTTAACAATCCAAGTGATCTGCATTGGAATACTCCTGTGTTCCATCTCTGCAAGCTTCACTAGATCTTTGTATGTATCAACGGGCACTGCCACTGATTTGAATTTCTTTCTGTCCACAATATTCTCCTCTTATGTTTTCATAACTTATCTCATGTATCCGGTGATCGTCAAACAATAAATTGTATTACTCCTTACGAGGCGATAGCTCGAGCCATTGCCTTGCTTCTTCGCCCAGTGTCTTTGCTGACAGATCGATCTTAGCCCGAAGACTCTTAACTATATGCTCATCGACTGTGCCCTTCGAGACAAGATCAACATAGGTCACTGTGTTCTTCTGACCGATACGATGACATCGGTCCTCTGACTGCACCCGTGTCTCCAGATTGAAGTCATTGGCGTAGTAAATCACGTTGGTTGCTGCGGTCAGCGTCAGACCATAGCCTGCGGTCTGAGGGTTAGCCACGAAGAATCTCGCATCTCCGAACTGGAAACTCTTGATTGCTTTCTGCCTGTCCTCGTCCGATGTGTCCCCGAAGTAGTTGACTGTCGAGTCCGAACCATAGGCTTTCTTCAGTGCGGCCTCGATGTTTCGTATGTCATACCTGAACCTCGACCAGATGATTACCTTGCCGGACATCTCCTCGACTGTCTCCAGCACCGCATCGACACGCCTGCTTTTGAACTCCACAAGCTCTTTGTCATCGGTCATGATGTGGCCGCACAATACCTGTTGGAGTCTGAGTAGCTGAGTCATGGCCGCAGGTGCAGACACCAGTCCACCATCCTCGAGCAATGCAATAGCTGCATTCTTCAGTGACATATAGTGCTTGATCTGCTCGTCAGTCAGACTCACATGCCGGACTGTGTATATCTTTTCTGGCAGATCGAGAGCATCTTCTTTGGTAACTCGATATGAGAACTTGTCCAGCTTGGTAGAAAGCTCGTCAAGATTTCTGTATCCCACGACTTGCTGAAAACTGTGACCGCCCATCCGTTGAGTTCTCGTAATTGCGTATCGTCCCTGAAAGGAATAAAACGACTCGAAACCAAGCAGGGCTTTGTCCATGAATCCACACTGTGCGTATAGATCCATCGGCGATTTCGTAACGGGCGACCCTGTAAGTATACGCCGAAACGATGCTGCCTTACCAAGCGCAACCAGAGCCTTAGTCCTCTTGGCTTTCGGGTTCTTAATAGTTGTTGACTCATCAACCGCAAGTAGGAAAGTCGATCCACGAACAAACTTCTCCACGAACGCTCTGACCTTTGGCGTTGCAAATCCCTCCACGTTGACCAGTAAGATGCGGAGCTTACTACGCTCTTCAATGCCTGATAGCAGGTGTTCTTTCTGACTCTTGTTCGGGTTCGGATTCCAAACATAAACCTCGTGTTTAATATCGTCCCGAAGGTGCGCTGGGATTTCTGATACCTGCCAGTTTCGGTACACGCCCTTGGGTGCAACGATGATTGCAGTGTCAATCTTTTTGTTTTCGTACAGCCATGCCATGTTGTCGATAAGAACTTTTGATTTTCCACATCCCATCTCCATGAAGTAGCCGTAGTTTATCTTATCGTATGAACGCTCGAGCGCAATGCGCTGATGCTCATATGGCTTGGTTTTATATTTGAATTTCATAACTGCCCCTTGTTAGTCCTCGAAATCTCCAGACATTAACGAATGCTTTGCCGCCTCCAAGTGCCAGATGATCTCAGCTACGTCCTCTATCGTAGTCATCATCTTGATACTGCCATCTGCCGCCGTGCCCACAATAATTGCACTATCCAGCATCTTCGCGGCTATGCCACACACCGCAGGCACTGAAGCCATTGGCACTTTGCTTACCTTCTGCTTTGGCTTCAGGTAAACCACATTGTCAGCATCATCCGTCATCCAACTTTCCTCGTAGCTCTTTGGCTTTGTTACGCATTTCCATGTAGACCTCGAGTCTGCTTCGAGTCTTTTCTGCCTCACGATATAACCCTGAGTCCATGAGTAATGTCAACTCATCGTCCAGAATGCGGATGATCCTGTCCATTGATTTTGTATTACTCATTGCTATCCCCTCAAGATCCTGTGCCACGCCAAGGCTACCTTCATAGCCCTATCCAAATCCTCATCCTCTTTAGTATCAAGAGTCTTGAGTTTTTCGTTGATAACTTCTTCCATTACATGAACCGCATCAGACCAAGTTAGTTCCTCGATGGGTTTCGCTTCCGACTCTGTCAGCATTGACTCCTCCTTTGCTGAATTGTAACCAATCATCAGACCACAGGACGTGCACCTAGCCTGCGACTCGCCGCTCATAACAACTTGAGCCTCGCACCTTGGACATCGATCATCCTCGATGACCTTGCCCCATGATCCATCCCCTTCAATAATCAATGACAGGTTTCCTCTTCTTCTTCTTCGCAATTGTTCTGGGCGGCAACCATCGATGCCGTCATCAGCCGCATCACTTCGACTGAACTACCCATGTTATTCTGCATGGCAAGAGTCAGACCTGCGGACATCAACAGATAGGCCGCAAAGTCTATGTCCAGTTCCATAGCCTCGAACTCGCGCAATAGCTTCTGCACACTCTTGCCAGCTTTTTCCTTCGACACACTAGTCATCTTTGACCATGCCCCCATATGCTTCCTTGCCAGCGGACTCCTGATGTTCAGCCCAGATCTCAGCCAGCATGTCCATCACATCACTCATACCCATATGATCTACCAAGTTCATATGACTCTCCATTTTGCTGGAGAACTCGTGCCACGTTTCACACTCATCCACGATATCAAGAGCCTTGTCCGCGAACTTCTCTTCGAGATCCATCATCATCGCTTTGACTCTACCCATGTGCCATCTCCTTAAAAAATGTACCAGTCGCCTTCTTCGCGTTCCTGATAGTACGCTCTTCATAGCCCCACAGATCCTCGCCATTGCCGGACTTGAACATTGACGATAAGCCAACGCTCGAAAACAAACGAGTCTCGACTCTGCGAACTGTGCCGTGCCGATCAAAGTCATCGGCTCTTGGATCGTCTTCAAACATCACTCACCATCCTCCTCAACACTACCTGACCCATCACAGTAAGCACACTCAGTCATGTAGCCCTCAATATACCCACCATCAGACCAGTCCACTACATACCGCTCCTCTTCAATCTCACCTTCGCCACCGCACTCAGGACATATCTTGGTGCTGTCCTGAGTGTTTGTGGCAAGTAAGTTGAGCCGCTGTACCATTCTGCTTTCAATCTGACGCAACTCGTCAACCAACCATGGGTTTGTCATCAGTCTTCACCCTTCCTGAACATTGGCAACTGATAACCCCAGCCGCCTGTCATGTTGAACTCTGTCTCCAGAGCAGTCTTGGCCTTCGCCAGCTTCGGCAAGATGCGAGCGTCTGTTAACTCGAAGTCCTCGCACTCAGTATAGTCACACACAAATTCCTGTATGACTTGTGCCGCATCCAGTATGGCCTGCATCTGGGCTGGAGTCAGCTTGTTTTCCAACTCCTCAACCTTTTCGAGACGCTCTGCCTCACGCTTCCTTGCCGCCATTTCATACTTATCTGGTCTTCCCATTATCTCACTCCCTTCTAGCATTCTGCTTCAAAAACGCACTGTCCATGCTTAGTGATAGACCCTAAAATTTCAGTGCCTAAATCATACCTTGCATACCATTCTAAAATATTCCGAACATCCTCTTCAGTAAAACGAGGCTTCATGTGCTCGTTAAGGTATGCCATTAAAATCTCAGTATTATAGCTATCATTCTTCATAAAAAATTCATCCAAGTGAGGCTTGGCACCTCCTAATTCTTTAAGACATGTTTTCAAGCCATCACGAACACTGGGTTCGTGTTCTTTATAAAACTCATAATCAAGAGCTTCCGGTTCATCTGGGTCTTCTACCTCAATACCCTCTACACCAAAAAAATCTGCATCATCGGATGGTTGCACACCGACCCAAAATTTGCCTTCAATATCGCCTTGATAAAATCTTCCCATTATCTTACTCCCTTCCTCAGAGTTATTGGTTTGGACAAGGCACCTTTGTGCCATGCCCGATGGTTAATTCTAAGATGCATCTGCCTCGATAGTACAGGCTTACGCAGACCCACTGTGCGGATAACTACGTCCTTGGAACTAGGCTTTGTCATCACTCACCTCACAAACATTTTCCAACGTCCAGTCGTGACCCTCATCGGTCTGAACCCATTCGATGGTGGCAACGTCATCGTTAGCCATTTGCCATGCTTCGTCTTCATTACGCGCCGTAACAACAGCCTCATAGGCCACATCCATCGTGGCGGTTACCTTAAACTTTGGCATCTTCGATCTCCTCAAAACCAAACGCGGTTACATCTTCCATTTCGACGCATTCTCTAAGATAAGCCCGAAGCTCATCAATGGCGTCTAACTCGTCGTCTGCCTCAAAAACATCACAAAAGGTAATTTTAAACTTTGGCATCTTCGATCTCCTCTTCCTGTTCCTCATCAAAGACAAACAACACACGCATATGACCCTCGTCCTCATGGACGATATCCCAGTGATGGTCAGGGCAAGTGTTCAACCACTCCATCAATTCTTTTCTGCTAATCATTACGCAGTCTCCCTTCGCTCAAGCTCTGCCCTGTCGGCCAATTCATTCTCGACCGCCGCCATGGCATCGACCATGAACGCACTCGATACCGACCATCGACTCACGCCGCCATGCAGATTGAGTCCACGCTTCGACCAGTCAGTCGGAGTCTTGCCGTTCAGGATCTCATCAAACTTCAGATTAGACCAGCAATACCGACTCACAAACTGACCATACTCTTCAGCCAGATAGGCCACAGTCTTGTCGCCAGACTTGCTCATCTTTATCCTAGCCTCTGAGTCCATATCGTAGAACTCGATCATCGGCTCAGTCTCATCGTGCGTCAGACAATGGTTAAGACCATAGTCATCACCCTCGAACACGATGCGAACGCACCACCGGATCCCAGACTCAGGATCAATAGCTTTATATGTAATAGACATTAGCAATACACCTCCTTACCAAACACACCCAACTGGATGATATAATCATAATCATTGGCATCCAACTGACCCAACTCATCGACAGTCAATGCCAGCCGCTGGCGATGTGGATCCAGCAAGTTGATGCCGTCAACAATCACATCAAAAGCCTTGACCTTCTCGACCTCGACCTCATCGTCATCACCCCAGCCCTCACTGCCATGATGGATA